CGTTGGCCGTCGGAACACGGGTCGTCGTGAACACGTCCACGCCTGCAAGGCGCCCCTGATAACCGTTACCCATCACGCGGATAAGCTCGGGCGCGGCGGGATCATACTGGATCGCGCCGCCGGCATTCAGGATCAAATCGTCCATCACATCAGCCCATTGCTGAGGATGAAGCACGGCCATAAGCGCGCCGCCAGCATCCGATACATTGAGCTGACGCTTAGCGCCCATGAAGTTCTGGACGGTTGCGTCTGAGCCAGACGTGCCAACGGTGTTTGAAAAACCGCTTCCCAGCGCCGCAATGAGGTTAACGAGGGTGGCGTTAGCCGAGGCCAACGCATCCACGGCGAAGCGCTCGGGGCTGATCAGCCCCGACGGGTCTGTGAGTCGGGCGAGATCGGTCGGCGCGTACGCCTTGCTATACCGCGCCACCGTTACGGTGGTCGAGCCGTCGGTGTGAGCCGTCGGTGTGACGGTGGATCCGTCGCCGGTCTCAGCCAATAGATCGTAGCCGTCGATCCCAAGGTGGGCGAGCTTGATCGTGCTCGATCCCGAGCCCGTCGCGTCGCCGGAGTGAATCAGCGCGGGATGGTTAGGCAGCGCTTCGCGCGCCGCCAAAAGGCGCAGGTATTCGGCGCTGAGCGCCTCTGAAAGTCGGAGATCGCCAATGCTGGCGTATGTCATCGTAGCCACGAGTCACCTCAGGTAGTGTGCAGTCTGATCGCGGCTCTGCGCCAGTTAACGCCCGGCGATGGCGGCGCCACGACACGACCTACCGGCCGGCGCTTAGACTGGCGAAGATCGCCGGCCTAAGCTTGTCGTATTCGCTCCAATCGCCCGTTTGAACGGCCCTTTCTCGTACTCCTCGGATCTGATCCGCGCTGATTACCGCGCCCGACGGGTGCGGGCCTGGCACGGTCCCACCGTTAGCCATGGGTGGCGTCGGCGGCGTCGGCGGCGCGCCCAAATATGGCTCCAACGCCCTCGGGGCGGGGGTCTGGCCATCGCCGGGGCCCAGGCTTCCGAGCCACTCAGAAATACCGCCTTGGGGCTTATTCTCCAGCTTGCCCCAAAGAAACCGAGCAACGTCCTGACCCTCGGGATCGGTGAGCCCCGATCCCCACAATGCTCGATCCTCGTCGTGCCGCACCTCCAGCGCCGACAGCGTCTCGCGCGTCGTGGCAAGCTCCGACGACACCTCGTCAAGCCTCGCCGCCTTGGCGCGATAATCAATCATTTTCTGATAGACCTCCTCAAAGCGCGAATAAGGAATAGTCCGCGCGGGCGGCGGTGTGTCCGGCTCCGCTGGCGTCTCCGCTGGCGTCTCCGCTGTCCGTGTCTCCTCTCCCATGATTACTCCCTGATTAGTCAGATAGGCGGCCCTCCGCCGCCGCGCGGGTGATCCCGTGGATCCTCATCATCGCCTCAACCCTGGTCAGCATGCCCCGATCCAAGAGCTCCAACGCCTCTCTCAGTTCCGCCGCGCGCTCGTCGGCGGACAGGGGCACCGGCTGATATCCGATCCGATACCCGCCCTCGACTAGTCGGGTACCAGATAGTCGGTTGACCAACACCGCAATCACCCTGCATAGCTGCTCATCGGATCGGCGGAAAACCGGCTCAAACCGCTTAGACGCCTCTCTCTTGCCCTCACGGCTAATCATGAGCGCATAGCCCGATCTCGGATCGCCAGAGACCCGCAGCAGATCGGATGCTGAGACCCCGGCAAATGCCGCAACTCGTCGCTCGTAGCGCTCCACGGCGTCAGTCATTGCGCCGATATCGGCGCCGGGCTGCCACTGGCCTATTGTCATCCCACCCGGCGAGTCGGGGGACGGCTGGAGCATAAGGACAGTCGCCGGATCGGCGACCACCTCGTGACGCGCCCTGCCTTCGCCGTCGGTGACATGCGAGCTCGGCAGCTCGACCCCCACCGCGTAGCGCTGAGGGTGCGCGGCCTGGGTCATCGCGTGGGCCAGATGAGACCAGTGCACCCCGGCCTGCAGGGTGCCCTCCACGAGCTCCACGCCCGCCCAGGCGTCCCAGAGTCCCGGCCCCCTCGAGGCGTGCCAGAGGACATATGGGAGCACGGGACGGCCGGCGGTGTCTCTGTATGGGTAGTCGGCCCCAGACAGATCCGCGCCCAGATAGGCGGCCGTCACATCGTCACCAGTGACAGCATCGATCACCCGATAGGACGGGTGATCGGGATCTCTCACATCGATGGTATCCCAGGTCCACCGGTGCTCACCGGTGACCGGATCAGCGCGAAGCCGCGCCTCGCGCACGGCGGCGAGCTCATCAGGTCGGGCAGAAGTGGCGGCGCCGATCACAAGATCAGGGTAGACCGGGCGCAGAGACACATGGAGCTCGTCGGCGCTGTCTAGGGCGACATCCACCCGGATCATCATCTCCCTCAGCGCCAGTGTGTCACGCTGGATCCGCTGCATCAGTGACGCCCACCCTGCCCTGTCCAGAGTGGCGGCCATCACCTCCCCACTGATCTCGTCCGGATGAGTCACCGACGGCGGGCGATCATACATGCACGCGAGCTGCCCTGAGACCTGCATAAGAATATTAGAAGACAAATCGACACCGCCATAGGCGGTCCCGCCTCCAGCATATGCGAGGCCCGAGCCGACGCCCCACGCCTCAGCGCGGGTGGGCCCCACGGCCTGGATTACGCGACGCTGTAAATCCGCGCGCCACTCGCCAGAGATCAGACGCCGGCGTAGGCGTGTATGGTCCCATCGCCGATGCTCCCAGGGATCGACCGGGATCGGCGGGGTCGGTGTGGTCATCGGATCGCCTCCCGGCCAGATCTACCGGCCCTCACCGGACCACCAGCCGAGCGCCCCGGGCTGACTTACGGCCGCCCCGGATATAGTGTGTCAGCCCATATCTAAGACCATCTATTAGATGCTTATGCTCCGACGCTTCCTCGCCCTGCCACTTGTCTAGACCGTCAATTAGTCGCACACATCGGGGAGAAATGAAGAACTGGCCCATCACCATACGGCGATGGAGCCACCCGCACCCGTACTCGACCGATCCCGCCCCGCCCCGGCGCCCTCGCTTGGCTGTATAGATCTTGGGCTGGAGCTGGTCGCGGTGTCTAAGCCCTAGGCGCCGCCTAATCGAATCCGCGACATCCAGGTTACCCTTGCGGCCCGCGCCGGCCCGCGTTGGGATGTCGCCGTATACGTGGGCCAGATCGGACCACCGCCACCGCTGGCGCGACAGCATGCCTAAAATGTTGTCCGCGTCGTGATCCGGTGTCGTTACCTCGGGGCTCCAACCCTCATCGAGTACCCACACAGTGGGATATCCCGTCTTCGATATCGTCGATTCATCGACGCCAACTAGGACGCTGGCGGCGTTGCCCCGTGCATATCCGTGATCCATGCCCACACACGCCACCAGATCGAGATACGGCGGAGGATCCGCGACGTGTGATCCGTCGACGCTCGGATCCGACACGAAGGCGCCGAAAAACCGGTCGGTCAGCCGCATATCCCACTCACCGTGGATCCTGACCGGGACCGTATATGGTAGACAGAGCTCCTCTTGCGCGTCGATCCACTCGGCGGTGCATGCCTCGCCGTCATCGGTACAATACCGGCGCCCTGAGCGGGTATGCACCATCGAGTCAGGCGTTAGGCGCTGGTGGATGTCTAGGATCTTGCCGTGGTCGACAAGCTCGCGGAGAAAGGCACAGTCGCGGCCAATGGGGGTCAGGGTGACCGCGATCAAACCGCCCGCCGTCCTAGTCCGCGCTACGCACTCGTCCCAAACGGCGGGTAATGGGGGTTCGTCGAACCATATTCGCCCAACCTGGAAGCCCGCGAGGTTAAGCGATCCCTGCTGGGTGGTCCTGATCCGAACCACTGACCCATTGTCAAAGAGCAAACTGGGGTTTGCAGCGCCGAACCCACGGCGGAAATCATACCGCTGGCCGGGGGCTAGACGGCCCTTGGGCGCAAGCCGCCAAAGCGCCTCCTGGACCGCGAGAGACTGAGACCAAGAGACGGTAATCGCCCACTGTTCGCGGATTGGGGCGCGCGGATCGTGGGGGTGGATCCCAAGCGCATATTGGATCGTCTCGGCGGCGGCGACCGTGGTCTTTCCTAGTCGGTTACCCGTCCGCAGCATGCGCCACTTATGCTCAGCCGCGGTCTCCAGATAGCGGGCCTGGTGTGGTAGCCAGTCCATGGTGGCTAGACTGTCCGCCGACGCGCGGCCCTCCAGGTGTCGGAGCGCCTGAGCTAGCCGGGCCAGCGACACTATGCGAC